CTTGGCCCACTAGCCGTAGACTTAGGTAAGTCTTTAATCGGGCGGTTTGTTGCGCCTGATGGTTTTAAGCCAACAAACATTGACGACTACGCTAAAATGAAAGCCGTAGATCTAGACATGTTTAAAGCCATGAATAACGCAGGCGGCACAAACCCTAGCTACCCTTGGGTTGAAGCTGTTGTACGTTTGATGCGCCCGGGTGTGGCGTTGCTTGTGCTAGGTACTTGGGCGTACATGGAAGTCACAGGCGACGCTTCTGCTGCTGTGGCTAATTTTGCTTCAGCCGTAGGCTTCTACCTGTTTGGTGATCGTACATTGTTCTACTCAAACAAAATGCTTAACTCAGGCAAATAATGATTGAAGCAAAAACTTTAATAGCTATCAACGTAGCCCCTGTTGCAGCAGAAAAATGGGCGCCTTACTTAAACATGACTATGCTTAAGTACGACATCAACACCCCCCAACGACAGGCCATGTTTTTAGCGCAGGTCGCGCATGAGTCGGCAAACTTTCGCGCTACGGTAGAAAACTTTAACTACTCGGCTGAAGGTTTGCGTAAAACATTTGGCAAATACTTTGACGAAACCTCAGCGCAAGAATACGCTCGCGACCCTGAACGCATCGCTAACCGTGCCTACGCTAACCGTATGGGCAATGGGGATGAGGCATCAGGTGATGGTTGGCGTTTCAGGGGGCGTGGTTTAATTCAGCTAACGGGTCGCACAAACTATGCGCTTTACAGTTTACAAAATGCCAACAACGCAATAATGGAACCCGAATCAGTAGGTAGAATTGAGTTAGCAAGTGATTCAGCCGGATGGTTTTGGTCAACCAACCGACTGAACCAGCTATCAGATACGGGCGATATCCGCGCCGTTACCCGTCGCGTTAACGGTGGATTTAACGGTTTAGATGATCGGCAAATCAAGTACGAACGGTTGCTTGACGTGCTGTCTTAAATGTATTTCTTGATATCGTTTCCATTTAACTACTATTGCAGGGTCTTCTGACGCAGGTGTCCAGCCTAAACGTCTAAACGTTACCATCACATCGGTAGCCACAGCGGGCGTATAAATGTAATCATCAATCATTTGTTTGCTCCAAAATAACGATAGCACCAATCGCAAAGGCCATCTATTAGGTTACTGCTGACTTGCCCACATGTATCGCAAGGGGCGTGTACGTTGCGCCGTACAGTTAGTTTACTTACTGGTTTAAAATATTGGCGTACTTTGTCAAACAACTTTCTTATCTTCATGTTGTCGCCTCTCTATTTCACGGTTGATGTACCAAGCGGCTTTCTTTAGATCGTCACCCGCGTTGCCTTTTAAATCTGCTCGCCAAATGTACTTAACTGCATTGCCTAAATTAAAGCCCATGTGTTCGGTTATCTGAATGCACTCAACGCCTGACGGATGATTTTTATAGTGCGGTGGGTGGTTGATTGGATCGCTCATCCTCTTACAGCCTCCCGCATGATTTCAATACGTTCACGTGACGCTCTAAGTGAGCAATAGCGTCGGTGCAAGCGCTCAAGCATTGACGCACGTTTGTGTGTAGCTCGCTCTAGGGCAAGCGCTTCTGATATTTCTTCTTCAGCCATTCGCCCTATCTTAGCGTTAAGACTTCTCCATGTTTCCATCAATTTTCTGCTCCAGTTCAGTTATTAATTTGTTTAACCTAAAAATACTTCGCTCACTTGCGTTGTGCTGGCGTATGACGATACGCCGTTCAGCATAAGCAGCCTTTAGCTTGGCTTGCCATAGTTCCTTATGTTTCATTTCAACTCCTCTATGGCAATATCTGATAACGCACGTTTATCTTGTAGTGCTGACCAAATGCGTTCGTCAACCGTTCCTTTAGCCAGCAATAAATAGCACCATACGGCTTGCGTTTGCCCGCCACGATGCAGTCTGCCTACTGTTTGTTCGTACAGTTCTAAGCTCCACGGTAGCGATACAAACACCATACGGCAACCGCCAAACTGTAGGTTTAACCCGTGCCCCGCGCTCTTAGGGTGAACAAGTAGCAGCTCTACTTTACCTGCGTTCCAATCTTTAATCGCGTTTGCATCATCTAGCGTAACTGCTTTAGGGTACCGGCGTTTAAGTTCAGCAAGTTCTTCCTTATAGTTGTAAACAATAATGGTGTTAGCGCGTTGGTTCTCATCTAGTATTTCGTTTAACAAATCAAACTTGTGGCCAGATAAAAATATAGGTGTTTGCGTGACGATAAACTTACCTGGCTTATCAGGATTTGGTGTCTTACGGGTATCGTAAACAAACCCCGACGCAATTTGTTGCAACTTGCTAGTGACTACCGCAGCGTTAGCGGCGATAGTTTTAACATCCCCTAGCTCTAGTACAAAGTCGCGCTTCATACGGTTGTACTCATCCATAGGCATGGCGCACTCCATGGGCACAACGTGCAAGGGCGGCAGCTTATCTTTGTACTCACCAGGCTCAAGCAAATACGTTGCGTGTTTAATTTGCGCCATCACACGCCCAAGCGCACCCACGCGCGGAAACCATTGCCCGTACTCAGGGTTTAATAAAATAAAATTCTTTTGCATGAACGCGCCTTTAGAACGCCCAAGCAAATCTTGGTCAATGATTTTGCATTGCCCGAATACATCTTCTAACCCGTTAGAAGTAAAGCTACCCGTTAGGCCCCAGCGCATGTTGATGTCTTTAAGCATGACTTCAAATGCTTTAAAGCGTTTGCCTGAAGGGTTCTTAAGTTTAGTTAACTCGTCACACACCACGCCATCAAATTTAAACTTCTGTTCAGACAACCATTGTAGGTTCTCGTAGTTGGTAACGTACACGTCAGCGGGCGCAGCAAGCGCTTTCTTACGTTGTGCAGGTGTGCCAGTCACCACCGACAATCGCAAGCCTGGCGCCCACTTAGGCGCTTCCGTAGGCCATACGTCTTTAGCTACCCGTTTAGGTGCTAAGACTAACCAACGCTTGACTAACTTATCGCGCAAAGTATCTGCCATAGCGGTTAACGTGATTGCCGTTTTTCCCGCACCTACAGGCGCTAACACCATAGCGCGATTAACTTGGTAAAGAAAATCGGCGGCTGTATCTTGGTAGGGTCTAAGTTTCATCTTACCCCCTGTATGTATTGCAAATACCGTTGATTAACGATACGCTGTTGCTTCTCGTTTCTAACAGGTACAAGTGCGCGGTTAATTGCATCGTACCTAGCGCCAATTACCCGGCTAATTTTTTCTTCCCCAGTCATTTTGCGTTGCTGGTGTCCTTTTGATGTAGGCACAAACTCATCGGGCTGATCGCCTATACTTAACTTTGCGCGGGATCGTAAACCAGGTAATTTTTCCCAGCCTGAAACGTAAATAATTCGATTCCTGCGTAACGTTGCAACGGTTGCGTTAATCGCCCTTACCAAAACGTTTGGTAAATGCTCTGCAATGTCTTGCCTAGTAACTGTTTTCTTAATCATCAACAGTTGCAAAATTTTTTTTGCGGTTGAATTTTCTTTATCTAAGTAATCTTCAATAGACGTTGGGATTATTTTTATGCGTCTCACGTTTATGTTTCCTTTTGAGTTTATGTTTTTACTTTTACTAACCATGCGTCAATTTGTTCATGTGTCCACAGTACTGCGTAACGCTGATTAAGATACTGCATTTGTTGCCCAAACATTTTTTGTAACTCAGACAACTTACCTCCTTTAGTCTTTAGTTCCACAAACCACGTACCGCCGTTGGGCAAGCAAGCTATCCTATCTGCTACCCCACGTTGCGCTGGCGACTTAAACTTCCATGTCTTGCCAGCATTCATTTCTACTACCCAACAAAAATATTTCTCAATTTCGCTTTCGCTAATTTTTTTCATTATAACCTTGTTAAAAAGTTTTGCACAAGTATTAAATCTAGTGTACACTAAAATCTCAAACAATAAACTGGAGTTCACTCAAATGTTAGATATTCAACTTAAACAAATCACCCAATGGTCGCAGATGCTAGACAAGTGGGACGTACCTTACAAGATCATGCTGCCAGATGGGAAGGAATTTGGTGCGCTTGAAGTTGTTACCAAGAAAAACCGCGCTCGCGCAGTAAGCCCGTATCCTTTTGGGTCAATAAAAAATCATTTTTTACCGTTTCTTAACAAATTACACCCCGGCGAAGTAATCGTTGTTCCAGCCGGTGAGTTTGATTTGGAAGTGTTGCGTGGTTCGCTTGCTAGTTGGGCGTGCAAAGAATGGGGCAACAAGTCCCACACCACCTACATCAACAGAAAAACCCAAACAGTAGAAATACTGCGTTTGTCATAAGGAACACAAAATGCTTCACTCATCAATTGTCGGCGGGTCTACCGCCTCTCGTGTCATCAACTGCCCAGGCTCTGTTGCGCTTGTGGCCAAGATGCCACCCAAGCCTTCAAGCAGTTATGCTGATGAAGGCACGCTCTTGCATGACGCTATCGCGTTGATTTTAGAGGGCAAAGAAACGCAACAGTCGGTTATCGGCATGAAGTACGAAGGCATCGAACTTACCCAAGAATTGTTTGATGACAAGTTAGCGCCTGCACTTGCTGCGCTAGACGAGATCGACCCAAATAATGAAATGGATTACTTGGTTGAAACGAAAGTATCGTTTGGCGACTTAATACCGGGCGCGTTTGGTTCTACTGATCTTATGGGGCGCTTAGGTGACCGCGCTATCGTGCTTGATTGGAAGTTTGGCTCAGGTGTTGCTGTAAGCGCTGAGAACAACTACCAAGGTATGTACTACGCAGCAGCAGCCATGCGAACGCTAGGCTGTGACTGGGTGTTTCGTGACGCTAAAGAAATCGAGATCATCATTGTGCAACCCCCAATGGTTAAACGTTGGGTGACAACGTTTGATCGCATTAAAGAATTCGAGCGCGAGTTAGTGTTAGCCGTTAAGAAGTCGGCTGATGTTGACGCACCGCTTAACATGGGTTCGCATTGCCGTTGGTGTGCAGCCAAGCCTACTTGCCCACAGATGACTGGCGCTGTTGATCGTGCGGTTAAAAGTCAAATGCAAAACATTGACGCCGCTAATCTGTCGCGTTACCTTGAGCAAGCCGACTTGGTAGAACAATGGGTATCAGACGTTCGCGCATTAGCGTTTGACTTGTTAGAGAAAGATACGCCTGTGCCTGGTTACAAGTTGGTAGCCAAGCGCGGTGCACGTCAATGGGTAGATGAAAATAAAGTAGAGAGTGAATTAAAAAGTTTTATAGAATCTGATTTAATGTATACTAAAAAAATAATATCGCCTGCTCAAGCAGAAAAAATACTTAAGAAGGCGAAGCTAGAATTACCTGAAGGGCTTACAGTATCGGTGTCTTCGGGTAGTACCTTGGCGAGGGATTCTGATCCCAGACCTGCAATCGTGAATATCGGTAAACAACTTACTGATGCACTCATTAAACTTCAATAAAGGAAATTACAATGTCTAATATCGCAACTTTCTCTGGTGCCAACCTCCCTTCAGTTAAATCTTTATCAAGCGCTTTGCGTTCGATGGAAAAAGAAGTCGGTGGTGTTGGTAACGTTATCATCAAGATGGACAAGACAGGCCATTGGGTGTTCGGTGCAGATCAAACTGAAGTTGAGTCTGATGCAACCTGGGCAGTCAATCCGTTCTCGTTTATCCACGGCTTTATCGCGTGGGGTGATGGCGAAGTGCTAGGCGAAAAGATGGCTTCAGTATCAGAGCCATTGCCTGAAAAGGCTGAAGCACCTCCTGCTGCGAAACGTGGCTGGGAAACACAAGTAGGCACAAGTCTTAAGTGCTTAACAGGTGAAGACAAAGGGCTTGAAGCGCGTTTTGCAACAACTAGTGTAGGCGGTAAAAAAGCAGTACAAGAACTTGCCGTGGCAATTGCTACACAAGTCGACCTTGACCCTACTAAGCCTGTACCTGTGATTAAGTTAGGTAAGTCACATTACTTGCATAAGTCTTATGGCCGTATCTATACGCCTGTGTTTGAGATTTTAGATTGGGTATCAATGGATGGTGAAGCGCCTAAAGTTGAGTCAGTAGAAGCACAAGTCGATGCAGATACTGAAGCATACGAAGAAGCGTCACAGCCAGCACGTCGTCGTCGCGCTGCCACAGCGTAACGTTTAGGGGGTGGTTAGGTAGACGTTCGAGGATGTTGCAAGCGCACAGTTTTTCTACCTTCCGGTGCGTATTCGTTAGCAACCAAATCGACACCCCCACCTACTATTGAGGGATAGGTTATGTTTGATAAATTAAAAGAATTTGGCTACGATCGGTCAATGATTGGAAGACCTGAAATTAAAAATATTAGAAACGAAGCTAAGGAAGCGAAGCGAGCGCAAAATTTGGCGGAAAAACACGAGAAACAAGGCTTACCTTTTATCGTTGAATGTATTAACCCAAATTGTTTTTCATTGCTTGAATACATATACGAAAATATAAGTAGCCGGTTACAAGCGTTAACTAAAGCTGGATGGCGTCGGTTTGGTAAAGAGATGATCTTGTGCCCAAGGTGCCGCGTTATTCAAGAAAAACGGTTGCTGTTAGCGCATAACAAACGTATGGGTGAGCTTAGACGCCAGGGCTTTAAGGCTACCAAATCGACACCCCCACCTACTATTGAGGGATAGGATATGAACAGAGTATTAGTGTGGTTTTCCTGTGGCGCAGCGAGCGCTGTTGCAGCCAAGATGGCCGTAGCAAAATACGGCGACAGATGTGAAGTGTTGTACTGCGACACGCTCGCATACGAACACCCCGACAACACGCGATTTATGGCTGATGTAGCCAAATGGATTGGTAAAGAAATTAAACTATTAAAGTCCGCAAAGTACGCAGATATTTTTGACGTGTTTGACAAGACGGGTTGGCTAATAGGTGTGGGTGGCGCGCGTTGCACAACCGAGCTAAAAAAGAACGTGCGAAAGCAATACCAACGCGAAGGCGACCTACATATCTTTGGTTTGACCGCTGACGAGAGCAAACGTATTGATCGTTTTGAAGACCAAAACAATGACGTTAAGGTTGAATGGATTTTGCACGATAACGACGTTAAGAAAAATGATTGTTACCGAACATTGCAAGCCGCAGGTATTGACTTACCTGAAATGTACAAACTTGGCTACAACAACAACAATTGCATTGGCTGCGTTAAAGGGCAGTCTGGCTATTGGAACAAGATCCGTGTGGACTTCCCCGATGCCTTTGCCCGCATGGCTAAACAAGAACGTAAGATGAATGCCGCGATTAATAAAGTGTACGTTAAAGGTAAACGCATCCGTGTGTTCTTAGATGAGCTTGATCCTAAAGCTGGGCGCAATGTGCCCCTACCCGATATTGAATGCGGCGCGTTATGCGTTACAGCAGAAGAAAAACCTGAACTGGTGTCGCGATATGATTCTTTGGATTGACTTTGAAACACGCAGCCGGTGTGACTTGCGATCGGCTGGCGTTTATAACTATTCCCAATGCGCAAGCACCGATGTGCTGTGCATGAGCTATGCGTTTGATGATGGCGAGGTGTTGACTTGGTTGCCCAATCAACCGTTTCCTGATGCGGTGCGCCATCACACGGGAATGATATACGCCCACAATGCCGCCTTTGAGCGGTTAATTTTTTGGTATGTGTTGCAGATTGATTTTAAGCTAGAGCAGTTCTACTGCACAGCTACCCAAGCCCGTGCCAACTGCGCGCCTGGTGGTTTAGAAGACGTTGGGCGCTTCGCTAGTAGCAACATGAGAAAAGACCACAGAGGCGCTCAATTGATACGTCTGCTGTCGATACCTCAAAGTGATGGTACATTTAGGCATGACTCTGCACTCATGGCCGAGATGGTTTCCTATTGTGAGCAAGATGTCAAAGTCATGCGAGCCGTGTCAACTGCGATGCGCCCGTTATCAAAAATTGAGTTGGCTGACTATCACGTCAACGAACGAATTAACGACCGTGGTATTTTAATTGACACAGCACTTTGCAAGGCCGCGGTCGAATACGCAAGCGATGAGCTAGGCGAAATTCAATCATTAGTTGACGAGCTAACCGAAGGCGCTGTTAAGTCGGTTAGAAGCCCTACCATGCGTGACTGGGTGTTCGAGCGTGTGGGCGAAGAAGGCAAGAAGCTCATGACAACCTACAAAGATGACGTTAAAAAATATAGTATTGATAAAACCGTTCGAGCCAACTTATTAGTGTTAGCTGAGGAAAACAATGAAGAAATACCACCCGTCGTTGCAGACGTTATACAATGCGCCGATGATCTATGGGCGTCGTCGGTTGCGAAGTTCAGCCGCTTGGAACGCCTCGCCGATCAAGAGGATGATCGAGTTAGAGGCGCGTTTGTATTCGCTGGAGGCGCAGCTACGGGACGCGCATCAAGCTATGGCGCGCAAGTACACAACTTTACTCGTAAGTGCGCCGCCGAACCTGATGCAGTAAGACAAGCGATGGTGCGTGGTCACGCGATTGTGCCTAAGTTCGGGCGCCGTGTGACTGATGTACTTAAGGGTATGCTTCGCCCCGCTATGATGCCAAAAGCAGGTCATGTGTTTGTAGTAGCCGACTGGTCTGCTATTGAAGGTCGTGTACACCCGTGGTTAGCTAACACCCGTGACGGTGAAGTTAAACTTGATGTTTTTCGTAGCGGGCTTGACCCTTACAAAGTTAACGCAACGGCTACCTTTCATGTCGCATACGATGATGTGACAGGTGAGCAACGTCAAGTCGGTAAGGTGCAGGAATTAGCGCTTGGCTTTCTAGGCGGTGCGGGTGCCTTTGAGATGTTCGGTCGAGTGTACGGTGTGCGAATGTCGGAGGCCGAGATTAAGCGCGCTGTCAACGGCTGGCGTCGTGCTAATCCGTGGGCGATGGATCATGGCGCTAAGTTAGAGAACGCCTACACCAGAGCTGTACGTAATCCCAGTATCGAATTTCACGCAGGTCGTGTAACATACTTGTTCGACGGTCTGCACTTATGGTACGCGCTCCCCTCTGGGCGTGTACTTTGCTACCCTTACGCTAAATTGGAACCTGATGGACTCTCGTACGCAAAAGCCGCTTGGAAACCCGCAGCCGATGCGACCGAATGGCCTCGCGCAAGATTGTGGCGCGGTTTGGCTTGCGAGAACATCACCCAAGCCGCCGCCAATGACATATTACGGTATGCCTTACGCGAACTGGATGCACGACAGTTGGATTCAGTCCTTCACGTGCATGACGAAATTGTGGTTGAGTGCCGCGAATCAGATGCTGACGCTGTACAAGCTACCATGAGCGAGGTCATGTGTACAGCGCCTGACTGGGCGACTGGCTTACCATTAGCCATTGATATTAAAGTAATGGAAAGATACGGTAAATAAATAAAAAACCCGTATGGTTGAGGGAACCATACGGGCAACGTTCACACTTTTGGAGACCTGACTTAATGAACCATTCAATTATACCTAACCAGCGCGATTTTGTAGACTTTTTATTAAATTTAGCGCCTGAAGGTGAAACTTTGTTAGTTGTGCGCCAAAAACCACAGCTAAAAGACCGTGAAATACAGCTTCACGCTGATGGTGCAGTCAAATGCACATGGCCTGCTTTCTTACCAACAGCTAAACTGCAACCTGATTGGGCGATGTACGCTAACACAGCTTCATTTATCATTGATCGTTTTACCGAGGGCAAACCTTCAGCAGCAAGTGCTAACTGCGAGTACGTCTTGTGCATGGTGTTAGATGACGTGGGCGACCCTGACAAGGCGCCTAACTTGCCCCCATTAGCGCCAACTTGGAAAATGGAAACGTCTAGCGGTTCCTTTCAATGGGGTTACGTGTTTAGCGAACAACCGACTAAGGCTAAGTTTAGTGCCGCCATTCGCGCTATTGCTGACGCAGGCTACACCGACCCAGGCGCTTGCAACCCAGTACGTAATTTTAGACTGCCAGGCTCGGTTAACTTAAAGCCGAACAAAGACCGTTTTGCTTCGCAAATGATCGAGTTTGACGCCAGTTTAGAGTATTCACTTGATGACATTTGCACAGCGTTTAACGTCACCCCAGCCCAAGATACAACAAGCGAGTACAAGCCCATTCGTGTGGCTGATGATAACGGTGATGATATTGTCGAGTGGCTATCTACAAACGGTATGGTCTTATCTAAGCCTAATTCGCAGGGCTGGATGGGTATCACTTGCCCTAACAGCGCCGCGCATACTGACGGCAACCCAGAGGGGCGTTATAACCCAGCAACCCGTGGCTTTTGCTGCCTGCACTCGCATTGTGTAGATTTTGACAGCTCGATTTTTTTGCAATGGGTGGCTGACCAAGGCGGGCCCAAACATGAGCAAGGTTTGCGTGAAGAATTGCTTGCACAAATACATAGCAACACCTTATCTAAATTAACCCCGAACGCGTCTTACCCTGATTCAGCAGCGCAAGTTGTGGCTGAAGTCGAACGTCGTGAAGCAGGGCGAATCGAGAAGGCTGACTGGTATACAAGGTTTGCGTACATTCAAAATGATGATGCTTACTTTGATCTAGAAACGCGGGGTGAGATCAGCCGTGGTACGTTTAACGCTTTATTCCGGCATATCCGTTGCGTGTCGATTCACAATGGGCGCAAAATTGAGGCGTCTACCTGCTTTGATGAGAACCGCCAAAAGTACGGTGCCCCCGCTATTAGTTCAGTTACCTATGCTGCGGGCGAATCAATCCTATGCACCCGTGATGGTGAAGTGTACGGCAACCGATGGCGTGACGCCCGCCCTACTGTGCCATCAGGCACCCGTACAACTGATATAGGTATATGGCTTGCCCATTGCCAGCGCTTAGTGCCTGAGCCAGTCGAGCTTGAACATATATTTAATGTCATGGCCTGCAAATTGCAACGCCCGAACGTTAAGATTAACCATGCCCTGCTACACGGTGGTACTCAAGGGTGTGGTAAAGACACCATGTACGCCCCCTTTATATGGTCTGTGTGTGGCGAGTTTGGCCGTAATAAGGGTTTGCTTGACGGTGATTCACTTAGTGGTCAATGGGGCTACCAGTTAGAGTCTGAAATACTTATACTTAACGAGTTGCGCGAGCCCGATGCGCGTGACCGTAGAGCCATGGCTAACCGCTTGAAGCCCATAATCGCTGCACCCCCTGATATGTTACCCATTAACAGGAAAGGCCTACACCCGTACATGATGCTTAACCGTTTGATGGTTTTAGCGTTTAGTAACGATCCCGTGCCTATCGTGTTAGATTCTAGCGACCGGCGCTGGTTTGCCGTGTGGTCTAACGTGCCCCGATTAGACACTGAACGCGCGACAGCCCTATGGTCTTACTACCATTCGGGCGGGTTTGAAGCAATCGCACAATGGTTATATGAACGTGACATTAGCGCGTTTAACCCAAGTGCTACACCTGTTATGACTGAATATAAATACACGATGATCAGTAACGGCCTAAGCTCTACTGAAGAGTATTTGATTGACATAATCGGCCGTGAAGCAGGCGAGTTTAGCAAGGGCATAATCGGTGCACCGTTCCATGCCCTAAGGGATAAATTACTAGCGGGTGCGCCTATAGGGGTTAAGATACCCCAAGGGGCTTTGCTTCATGCTTTAACTGAGGCTGGCTGGCATAATTTAGGCCGTGTTTCATCGCGCAGACACCCGTCTAAAAAACAGGTTTTCATTAGCCCTAGTATGAGGGCTAAAAATTACAGTCCTAGCGATTTGCGTGACATGATAGAAGTAGACTACAGCCCAAGTAAGGTTGTAGCGATTAGATAATAGCGATTAGATAGAAGAAAACCCGCTCTAAGCGGGTTTTTTTATGGGGTTAAGGGTAACGTGTCAATAGTCAAAAAACACGCATAGAGCGATCACGCCAAGGGTTATGATGATAACGATCATCTGATTGTAGCCATAACACGTTGATGCCGTTCATCGTTAAATTCTATTAACGTGTCGATGATAAGCGAATGTATACGTAAAATCTCAATCTTAAGATCTACCCCTCTCATATAGTCACCGAACGGTTCATTAAATATTATTTCCCGCGTTTTATCATCAACATTTGCCGGTATTAAATCTAGCACTTCGTTAAATGTTAAATCATCAGGGAAAGTGTCGAACACTATGTTTAACGTTGCGCGCTCTGCGTGTGTTAAGTTATTCATGATCTGTCCTCTGCTATTCTAAAATCGCGCATATTGTAATCATCGATAAAACCGTTTTGTACGTCTTCGTTTAATTCACTGAAGTATTCGTTTAGTTCTTTAAGCGCTTCGTCATACGATGTGAACGTGACCGGCGTGGTGCTATCATCACGCCAAGCGTTAACCCAGCCATCGCATAATGTAAATGTTTCAATTTGATACCGCATGATCTGCCCCTTTTAAGATTGTATTTAATAGCTTGATGACCTTTTCTGCTTGGAATTCGTTCGCGTCTGGATCCTCTAGCAGTGCTAGGGCACGTTCACAACCTAGTTTGTAGGCCACGTATTCTGTTAGTACTTTCATTAGTTGATCGTTCATGCTGTAGCCCCTTGTTTAATGATACGAATAACTTTCATCATGCTGACGCCATGCGCGGGGTATGCGATAACAGGGACGGCCTTGCTATAGCATGCGCGACAGCCGTTACACTTGCCCTTGTGCGCGTACGCTTCGCATAATTTCATGTCTCTGGTAGTATCTGCAGGTGTTGGAACGATCACCGAACCATGTAAACCGCTCTCATATTCGCCTGTAACAGAATCACTGCTAAACCGTACCATAACGTTTGGTAACGCTTGCATATCGTCTAGTACAGTCTTAAACTTTGTAAACTTATGCATACGTGTGGGTAACCAGTGCTGTACCCATGAGGTCAAGGTCATGACCTCAAGCATTTTTTCGGCAAGTCTGATGCTATATACGTCGCCTGAATCGAACCATCGAAAATAGCGATCTTTTTTAAGTTCGTTAACCATATCGCTTACCCACTCAGGGCG